ATAGACGCTGCCAAACTTTTCCTTCGCTAAATCCCAAGAATTTATGAAGCAACGAGGCAGAAAAAGCGCGACATCACTAAGTGTTGCGAAGGTAGAGCCGATCCCGCGTGCTGCGCCCCCCCAAGACCTTGCGGCGTATGAGGCAGAGGTTTGGATGTCGGTGGTTAACACCAAGCCCGCTGATTGGTTTGCGGCTGATACGTTGCCAATGCTTCGCTCTTACGTTCGTCATTGCTATCAGGCAAAAAAGATTGATGACGAGATGGATAAGATCATCGGCCGTCCGTTTTTGGCTGAGGCTGCTGAGGATGACAAAGGACTTCCGCTTTACCTGGGTGACCTTTTTGAGAAGTTGCAAAAAATGCGCGAGCGGGAGTCAGCCAAGATCATGGCGCTGGCTCGCTCTATGCGCCTCACGCAGCAGTCGCAGATAGACCCTGAGCGGGCGCACACCAAAAGCAAGAAGTCGAACAGATCGGAATTGTGGGAGTTTGAATAATGCCTGCGAAAAGTCGCGGGCTGCGGAATATCCGTTGGATAGAGAGATTCTGCAAGATCCCTGAAGGCCAATATGTAGGCCAGCCGGTAAAGCTGCGGAAGTGGCAGAAGGAAATCGTCCGCTCGATTTATGACACGCCCACCAGAAGGGCGATTGTGAGTTTTGGTCGAAAGAACGCTAAGACCACATTAAGCGGCTTTCTCTGCCTGCTTCACTTGGTTGGGCCAGAGGCGAAGCCTAACTCTCAGTTGTTCAGCGCGGCACAGTCTCGGGAACAGGCAGCGATTCTTTTTAACCTGATGGTTAAGATTATTCGCCAGTCAGAAGTTCTCAGTGACGCAATCGGAATTAGGGAGTCATCAAAGCAGCTTTACTGCGAGTCCAGGGGGACGCTTTACAGGGCGCTCTCTGCGGAGTCTACGACGGCTTACGGCCTCTCTCCGGTCTTTGTGGTGCATGACGAGCTTGGGCAGGTGCAAGGCCCTAGGTTCCCGCTGTATGACGCGCTAGAGACCGCTGCGGGCGCTCAGGAGGCCCCGTTAAGTGTGGTCATATCGACACAGGCCGCTCAGGACGGTGATTTACTTTCAGTTCTGATTGATGACGCTAAGGCTGCCCACGACCCAGAGACCAAGCTGTTTCTGTACACGGCTGATGAGTCGCTAGACCCATTTTCGGACGAGGCAATTAAGCAGGCGAATCCCGCTTACGGAGACTTCCTAAATGAGAAGGAGGTGCGAAGGCAGGCCAATGACGCCAAGCGGATGCCCTCGCAAGAGACATCTTACCGGAACCTGATTCTTAATCAGCGGGTGGCTAGAGAGGCCCCGTTCGTGTCCCAGAGGACATGGAACGACAACGGCCAGAAGCCGCGTTCTGAGGACTTTTCAGAGCTTTGTGTGATTGGTCTTGACCTATCCCGAAGAATTGACCTCACGGCGCTTGTGATGGTCGGCAAGGGGTCTGATGGGTGTTGGTCGGTACATAGCGAGTTCTTTGCACCGAAAGACGGAGTGCGGGACCGCTCAATTACTGATCGTGTTCCCTACGATATGTGGGCAGATCACGGTTTTTTGACTTTAACCCCTGGAAACACGGTTGGCTATGACTATGTAGCAGACCGGCTGATGGCGCTTTGTGAGGAACACAGGGTTAGGGAGATTCGCTTTGACCGCTGGGGTATACCGGAACTCAAGGTACAGCTAGAGCAGATCGGTGCTGATGATCTACCTCTTGAGCCACACGGCCAGGGATTCAAGGATATGAGTCCTGCTCTCAACATATTGGAGGGCGAATTACTCAATAACCGTCTGCGACACGGAGGCAATCCTATTTTGACATGGTGTGCTGCTAACGCTGTTGTAGACATGGACGCTGCGGGGAATCGTAAATTGAACAAGAAGAAGGCAGCGGGGCGTATTGATGGAATGGTTGCCCTTGCTATGGCAATCGGTGGCGCTGTGACGCTTGAGAACGATGCCCCAAAACCGCTGATGTTCGGCTCCGCATGACCTGGCTTATTGATGGTGTCGCCTTTATTGGCGGCGGTCTAATCACGGCTGGCTTTTATCTACTGCTTGGACTGCCTGCCGCCCTGATAGTGGGTGGTTCGTTTCTATTAGGCATGGCGGTGTATGCCGCACGTAATTACGAGGGCGCAGATGTTTCTGACAGCTAAAAAGACTGCGCCACAGATGGCCGCTGGTGATTTTAACCAGACGATTGCGCGGCTTGATAAAGAGATTTACGGCGCTGACGCTTATATGAGCAATGTCAGCACCCGGCAAGCCATGGGGCAGGCCACGGTATACGCATGTGTGCGGGTTATCTCTGAGATTATTGCCCAACTTCCTATGGAGGTGCAGCAAAGGCAGAACGGAGCTTGGGTAAATGCGACCAATCACCGACTAAAACAGGTGCTTTCTGAGCCAAATGACTGGCAAACCTGCCACGATTTTGTGTCTTTTCTGGTGTCTTGGTCGGAGCTTCGTGGAAACGCTTTCTACTACAAAATCTTTAACGGCGCAGGAGAAGTGGCGCGGTTAATGCCGTTGGAGTCAGACGAGGTAAATACGGACCTTTACCCTGATGGGCGGGTTAGATACACAGTTTCAACGAATTACGGCATCAATGGTGTCTTTGATAGCTCCCGAATCATGCACCATCGCAACTTTGGGATAGAGGGTTATCAGGGCCTTTCTACGATTGGCAGCCATAGGCGGGGCATTGGCCTTGCCGTAGAGCTTGAGAAGCACGCATCAAACGCCTACCAGAACGGAATGCAGAGCAATAAATGGCTGCATCTTGAGGACGGGCTAAACGAGGAGCAGAAGCGCGAGCTAGAGTCCTTTCTAGCCAAGTTCAGCGGCGCTAGAAACAACGGGAAAATCCCGTACTTTGCTGGCGCAGAGCTTAAAGAGTTTAAAGGTGTCTCTGCTACCGACGCGCAGTACATCGAAACCCGCCGAATGCAGAAGCAGGACATCGCGGGGCTGTTTGGCGTCCCCCTCTTCATCCTGAACGACACAGAAAACAGCACTACATGGGGTTCTGGCCTTGAGCAGATTTCCCGTGCCTTTGTTCGGTTCTCACTGAATCCAAGACTGAACAGGTTGAAACAGACTCTGCACCGCGAGCTAATCCGTGACGGTGCAAAGCGTGAGACTCGCATTGAGTTTGATACCGATCAGTTCACGTTGGGCGAGTTTAAAGACCGCATGGATGGTTATAGGTCCGGCATTGAGTCTGGTGTGATCAACCCGAACGAGGCTAGAGAGCTTGAGCGCAGAAACCCAAGAGAAGGCGGCGATGATTACCGCCAGCCAGCAAATATATTAGTGGAGGGCGAAGATGAGCCTGAGCCAAATGCACCAGAGATATGAGCGGTTCCAGAAATCGCGCCAAGCATTCGATCCTGGCGCAAAGTCTTGGTATCGGATGGCGAAGAAAGACGATTCTGCCGAAATGTTTATTTATGACGGCATCGGATTGTTCGGCGTAGAGGCTGAGTCGTTTATTAACGAAATCAACGCAATGGACGTTAACCAGATAACTCTCCGCATCAACTCGCCCGGTGGAAATGTGTTTGACGGCACTGCTATCTATAACGCGCTCCGAAGGCACAAGGCAAAAGTAGACGTAAAGATTGACGGCCTTGCTGCATCGATGGCATCAATCATCGCCCTTGCCGGTGACACGGTGGAAATGGCAGACAACGCCTTTTTTATGATCCACATGCCTTGGTCGCTGGTTGTCGGTGACTCTGAGGACATGCGGAAAGAGGCAGATGTTCTCGACCAGCTCGCTGGCGCAGCGGTTAAGACTTACGCCAACCGGAGTGGTATGTCAGAGGCAGATGTTCGCTCTGCCATGAAAGAGGAGACATGGTACTCCGCAGAGCAAGCAAAGGATGCTGGTTTTGTGGACACCATTTATTCCGGCGACAACGAAGAGATGAGGTTTGATTTGACGGTCTTTGCGAAGGCTCCTGAAGGTATATCCGCACCATCAGAACACAAGCCTACAGAGCGAGGACTGGAGGCCATACTGCGGGATGCAGGCATGTCCAAAAAGGAGGCTGCTGAGTACATCAGCGCCTTTAAGCTTGAACGGCGGGATGCTGGTTCGGGTTCTCAGCGGGACGCTGAGTTTGATTGCGAGGTTGCGCGCCTCGTTGAAAAACGCGGAATCCTAACCACATAGACGGAGAATCCATCATGGATATGTCTGAACTGAAAAACGTCCTGCAAGAGCAGGGCAACGCCTTCCATGAGTTCAAGAAGGCAAACGACGAGAAACTGGCGCAGATTGAGAAGAACGGCGCAGCACTTCCCGAAACCCTGGCTAAAGTCGAAGCTGTTGAAAAGCAGATGTCTGACCTTGACCAGCTGCGCGAGCGGCTGGAAAAGGCAGAGGTTAAGCTTGACTCACCCCAACTGTCTAAAGGTGACATGGATCGCGGCGAAGCGGAGCAACTGGCTGCATTCCGTAAGATGGTCCGTAGCGTCAAAGAGGGCGACAAGGACTTTGATCGCCAAGCGGTTGCTGAGTATCGCGAGAAGTCTATGGCGGTTTCTATTGGAACCCCCACGGCTGGTGGTCACGGCGTCCCCGAGGTTATCTCTCGCCAGATTGATGAGAAGCTTCTGGACATTTCCGAGTTCCTGCCTGTAGTAAACGTGCAGAATGTCGGAACGTCTGACTTCAAAAAGCTGGTAGACACTCGCGGCACTTCAGGTGGCTGGGTCGGTGAAACTGACACTCGCTCAGAGACCAACACGTCCACGCTTGAGCAAGTCGCTCCCACCTTCGGTATCGTGTATGCGTACCCGAAGGCTACCGAGGAGTCTTTGCAGGACATCTTCTTTGATGTTGAGTCTTGGATCATCAACTCGGCGGCAGAGGAGTTTGACAAGCTGATTGGCGAGGCCATCGTCAGTGGCAACGGCACCAACAAGCCTACGGGCTTCCTGAACGGTACGCCTTCCGCTGTAAACGATGACGGCGCGTCTCCTGAGCGACCCTTTGGCACGATCCAATATGTGCCGACTGGCTCCGCTGGCGCCTTCCCGCCTGCATTTGATGCTTCCGCATCTCCGCAGACCGGCGCTCAAGGTGATTTCCTTGTCGACCTGATCCACAAACTCAAGAAGGGCTATCGTCGCAATGCACGCTTCGCGATGAATAAGGCAACTCTTGGTGAAGTCCGCAAGTTCCGTGACGCAGATGGAAACTACATCTGGCAGCCCGGCTTGCAGATGGGGATGCCTTCAATGCTGATGGGTTATCCCATCCTTGAGGCAGAAGCCATGCCTGACATCGGAGCGAACACTTTCCCGATTGCGTTTGGTGACTTCAACGCGGCGTACATCTACGCAAATCGCGTAGGTACGTCTATCACTGTTGATGACAACATCACCACTCCCGGCTACGTGAAGTTCTACGTGCGCCGTCGTGTTGGTGGAATCCTCTGCAACGATGACGCGCTGAAAGTTGTGAAATGCGCGGCTAGCTAAGTTAACGGGGGCTTCGGCCCCCTTTTCTTTGAGGGAACACATGGAAGTTGAACTGATACGGGACCACTACGGCGTTCCCGAGGGGGAGGTTTACCCCAAGAATTACAGGGCTGGTGCGATTGTCACTGGTCAACTAGCGGAGTCTGCGCTTGAGATGGGTGATGGTGTGCTTTTGGGAAAAAAGCCTACCGCGCCCCGCGAGACTTCATCTGCATCGCAACCGGCCCCAGTCTCACCAGAGCCGACTGCGAAAAAGCGGCGAGGGCGTCCGCGCAAGTCATCGCAGTAAATGATGCTTACAGGTTATGTCCTGAAGCTGACTATCTGTATGCGTGTGATGAGCGCTGGTGGAGACACCACTGGAGCGATGTAAAGGGTCTACGGGCCGAGAAGTGGACTCAGGTTCACAACGATGCGGCGAGGAAGTTTGCTCAAGAT